TCCAATATTATTGGACCATATCCTTCGATTAGGACGCACCTTGGGTGCGTCCCTACAACTGGATGAAAGTCCTATGAATAAAGGAAAGAATGTAAATCCGAAACTTTAGTTATATAATTGATTCTCGTCTCGGATGCGTCCAATCCTACAACTGCATAAAAGCCCTTTAAATAAAGGGAATGAACGTATATCCAGGACTTAAATCATCGAAACTATTGTCCGAGATTTGTCCCGGTTAAAAAGCTAAAGAGAGGATAAACCGCTGATTCACTTTGGTTTATCCTCTCTTTTGTTGCGGAGGCCTGACCGCAGTATCACAGCGTTTATTCAGTCAACATAATAACACGCGCACATATACACGTACACAATGCAATGAAAAAGAAGTCCAAAATAGGTCCAGACAGATAACTAAATTTCCGCTTTACCCCGTAGGAATTGGACCAACAATTCTAAAGTCTCAATACGCTTGTCTTTATCATCGACAAGTTTTTCAAGCAGTTCAAGACGCTTATCCAACTCATGAGAGGAAGCAGATATCGTATTCCCAGATCCGACAGCATTTCCATCACCCACCACAGAAGTAGAAGGGAGGGAGAGATTCCTCTCGCGATTAAAAAAAACGTCCATCGATACTCCAAAAAAATCCGCCACCGGCTCCAAGGTTTTCACCGTGGGATTGCCAGTTACCAATGTACGCAGATAAGAATTGCCCCCAGGAACATCCTTCCCGAGGTAAGCCAAGAGTTCTTTATTACTCTTCTTCTGCTTCTCCAACAAATCTTTGATAACCTGACCGTTATACATAATCTACGTTTATTTTAGAGTAATTTAACTTATAAAATAGTACAATATATTTCTTTTTATAAGAATAATATTATACCTTTGTCCAATAAAGATAATGATTATAATCTTAATCACCAAAATAATATCATAAAAAATTTAGCGTATGGATATCGTTGAATACTACAAGAGCAAGGTCAGCAGACCTGCTAAAGCTGCATTAAGAGAGAAGATCATGAAGCGATGCGACATGAGCTACCCCCTTTTTATGGGCAGAATGCAGCGTAACAACTGGACCAAGTTGGAGAGAGAGGCCATCGAGTGTATCATTAATGAAGAAATGGAGGCAATGGATGAAATTCAAAACTCAACAGAAATTAGTCATTGAAGGGGATGTGCTTAATATCATGATTGAGCGTGTTCACGATGAGAACCTTCCCATATCAATCACGACAGGTCAAGTGATCAAGGACTATAACGGCGACACACAAGTAGAAGTACTTTTCGAGTTCGAAAGACAAGATATTCATATCTTCCAAGAACTGTTAAATAGTTCTATCAATAGATTGGTGGCCGAATTGACGAGAAAGAATGATTGATCTGACAGCGTGCATCCCTCAAGATAATCAATGGATGAATGAGACAGCAGACAGAATCGGATGGGATGAACTAACCGGATATTACGACCGGGTTTTTCTCATGCTGCAGAATATGAAGCGAGGCGAGAGGTTTGAAGTCGTACGCAAAGTGCATCCGGACAACTACGAATTGTTCATCAAATGCGCTTGCACAGCGATAATGGAATTGAGCAGCCAAGGCATATATGCATGGTCATTAGAAGATAATGGAACAGTAATAGTCAGAGACGAAATTTTTAAATTCATTTAAGATGCGCATATTTGCGCAAAACGAGTTACTATGATAGAGAATAATACGATTGAGCAAATTCTGAACAGAGCCGACATCGTGGATGTCATCGGCTCAAGAATTGAGCTGAAACAAAAAGGCGGTCGCTATTGGGCGTGCTGCCCTTTCCACGGCGAGAAGACGCCGAGCTTTGCCGTCAATCCCGCGCATTCAACTTACCACTGCTTTGGATGCGGAGAGAGCGGCAACGCGATAACCTTCATCATGAAATACGAGAGCCTGAGTTTCCCAGAAGCCTGCAAGGCACTGGCCAGCAAAATGGGCATAGCCATCGAATCAAAGAAGCTGACACCTGAAGAGGAGACGAAGCAGATGAAGAGAGAGGCCATGTGGATAGCCAACGAGAAGGCGCTGGAGTTTTTCAAAAAAGAGTTGTATGCACCAAGCGGTAAAGCGGCTCTCGACTATGCCGTCAGCCGATGGGGCGAAGAGTACGTGAAGGAGATGGGCATCGGCTATGCCCCCGACAAATGGGTAGCCATGGTGAACTTCGCCGACAAGAGTTCGCTCAGCATGGAGATCATGCAGGAGTGCTCGTTGGTTCGCAAGAGTGATAAGGGCTATTACGATTTCTACCGCAACCGAATAATGATCCCCATCAGGGACCGCTACCAACATATCATCGGCTTTACCGCACGAGACATCAGCGGCATCGAGGGCACGCCCAAATACCTGAATTCGGCGGAGAGCGACATCTATAGCAAAGGCCATTCTTTGTTCGGTATAGATATCGCTGTCCGCGAAGCCGTCAAGACAGGACGGTTTTATGGGGTGGAGGGTGCGCCAGACGTGATGAGACTGCAGACGATCGGCGTACCTAACGCACTGGCCTCTCTCGGATCGGCATGGACCAAAGACCAGTTCGAGAGTTTGAAGAAGTATGCCACACACATCTGCTTCATACCGGACAGTGACCCGCCCAAGGCGGGCGAGAAATACGGCACCGGCATTAGCGCCGTCATGAAGAACGGCGAACTGGCCATGCGGTGCGGCTTCTCCGTATCGGTCAAAGAGATTCCGGCACAACCAGGAGTGAAACAAGACCCGGACAGTTTCTGCAAGAACAAGTTCCGGTTCGATGAACTGATCGAAGAGGACTTCATCATATGGTTTGCCCGATATATCTTCAAAGGTAAGGAAACAACCGAAGAGAAGAGTACGGCCATCAACACGGTGTGCCAGCTCGTGGCCCTGGTGAACGACGAGGTCAAAGAGAAGATGTTCCTCGATGAATTGCAAAACCAGTACCGCAACAAGAACTTATGGACAACGGCCATCAATCAGGCCAAGAAGTTGATGCAAGCTAAAAAGGTGTTGGACCAGTCGAAGAAGATCGACCGAGACCTCTATACCAAATATGGGTTCTACGAAGAGTACAACGCTTACTTCAGCATATCCGCCAACGGCGGCAGTCCGGTACAATGGAGCAACTTCATCATGATTCCGATGTTCCATATCAAGGATGCGCTCAACCCGAAACGATTGTACCGTATCAAAAACCAAGATAAGCAAACGGAGATCATAGAAATGAAACAAGAGGATCTGAGTTCGCTGGCTAAGTTCAAACAACGGGTCGAGGGACTAGGCAATTACATTTGGTTGGTGACGGAAAAAGAACTGACCAAACTCAAGATGTTCCTCTATGCGCAGACAGAGACCGCCACCGAAATCACGCAGCTGGGATGGCAGCGCAAGGGGTTCTTTGCTTTTGGCAACGGCTGCTTTGATACGGAATGGCATCCGACAGATGATTACGGCATCGTCAGAATGAAAGAGGGTAATTATTATTTGCCGGCAGTCTCTTCTATCTATAAAGAAGAGGTGAACCTGTACCAGTTCGAACGTAAGTTCGTCCACACCAATTTCTCAACCGTGAGCCTGATGGAGTTTACCGAGAAGTTAATCGGCGTGTTCGGCAACAACGCCAAGATAGGTATCTGCTTTTTCCTGGCCACATTGTTCCGAGATGTCGTGGTGGGCACGACCAAGTCCTTCCCCATCCTCAATCTGTTCGGACCGAAAGGCTCCGGAAAGTCAGAGTTGGGTCATTCGCTGATGTCGTTCTTTATCATAAAGAACACGCCGCCGAATATCCAAAACTCAACCATCGCAGCCATGAGCGACACCGTGGCGCAATGCGCCAATGCCCTGGTGCACCTCGATGAGTATAAGAACACCATCGATATCGACAAGCGCGAGTTCCTGAAAGGTCTGTGGGACGGTGCAGGTCGAAGTCGTATGAATATGGACCGCGACAAGAAGAGAGAGATAACCAGAGTGGATTGCGGGGTCATCTTATCGGGTCAGGAGATGCCGACAGTCGACATCGCACTGTTCTCACGATTGATCTTCCTCACGTTCAACAAGACCGAATTTACCAACGAGGAAAAAGCCCGTTTTGCAGAACTGAAGAGAATGCGAGACATGGGTCTCAGCCACATTGTACTGGACATACTTAAATATCGTGCCACCGTGGAGACTACATTCAGCGAGTGCTACACGGGTAGCATGGCCGACCTGAATGAGCAGCTGCAGAACCAGGGCATCGAAGACCGTATCCAAGGCAACTGGCTGATACCGCTGGCTATGTTCAGATGTTTGCAGGGGGTCATCAAACTGCCGTTCGATTATAACGAGCTGCTCAGAGTGACCGTCGAGGGCATCAAGAGACAGAACAGCGAATGTAAGCGCACCAACGAACTGGCCAACTTCTGGAATGTGTTCGCTTACCTCTTGCAAGAGGGCGAGATATACAGCGAGGGTGACTTCAGAATTGACTATCTGATGAAATTCAAAAGCAGCATGACAAAGGTGGATATGGAGTGGGTCAAGAACAAGCCCATCCTGATGATGCGCAAGAACAGAATATTCATGCTCTACAAGAAATTCAGCAGACAGGTGGGCGACAACGCCCTGCCCACTGAATCACTGAAGTTCTACCTGGAGAACTCCCGCGAATATATGGGTATGAAGAATGCAGTGAGATTCAAGAACATCGTGAAGGGAGTCGAAATGACAAAAGTTATTCCAATTTCCGGTTCTCAGCCGACAGTCGTCAAGACGACAACGGTCGATCAGGCAATGTGTTTCGATTATGACCTGCTGAGAGCGAACTATGGGGTCAACTTGGAGTTGGATAACTCCGGAAGTTCGGAAGAAAAAGAACAATCAGATGACAGAATAGCCTTTTAATACGTGGCTACATAGTAATAAACTCGTTAAAGGATGTGGACGTTGAGAAACGGAAACATCCTTTTTTCATGCCCGAAACACAAAAATGGGTCGTTTATTTTGGGAGCAAAATGGCTTCTACACCTTCTACAACTTCTACAACGTTATAAATGAGGATATTAAGATGTAGAAGCACCTTCTACAAATCTTCTACAAATTTCTACAACCAGTTAAATCCAATTAACACTTCTACCAGTTTCTACAATTTTTGCCCTTTTTCTACACCTCAAAAAAGCTAAAACACTGATAATCCGAAATGTAGAAGTTGTAGAAGCTGTAGAAGCCTAAATATGTGTGATATCTCAGAGATTATTTTTTCTCGTTTTCAACAAAAATAAGGCATTTGTCAGATAATTTCATTTTTAAATAATCAACAAAACGCGTAAACAGGCGGTCAATTCAGAATAAAATGCTATCTTCGCCCGCGATTTTGATTATTTTCCTTTTTATGAGCCGCTTTCTAATCTATCTTAAGCTGGAACCATACTTGAAACAATGGCTTCAGCATTCGCTGGGAGACCCGGTCCAGTTCCCGGCTAAATCGAATGAAAATGCAATCATTCGCCGTTTCCTGACCAAACGCCCAGAAGGGGCAAAGCCACAGACCGCCCAGGCGGAACTGACGGCTATCGTCATTCCTGACTCCAAGGCAAAACCTCCACAGTATTACAATTGGGTCGGCCCATCAGCGGCCAGTGCCATCACTGAGTGCATCGAGGACCTCTTCCGCCGTAACCTTTGGGCGGAACTTGAACAACTCGACGGGCACCCATGCGGCATCAACAAACTCATCGTGGCCTGGTGTGAGCTGCATGGCATCGATGATGATCATTCCGAGGCTGTGCGTCAGAAATACTACCGAATGCGGAAGGCATACACACAAAAAGGTATAAATCTTGTTAAATCCACCCGATTTCACACAGACGATGACCCCGATATTGAACAACTCCGAACAACTTTGTACAAGAGATGAATCAGATCAGTTATATTAATAAGGTAGAAGTGACCGAGGCCAAGAACCTCGACAACTTCAATTCGTACAACGGTTGGGCATGGTTGCCGACTACCGTGCCGTTCACCGAGATACCAATCAGTGGCCTGGCCACCCTGACCACCGAAGAGAGCGTGAGTGATAAATCCGTGGTTTTCACCACGAGTCTGAATTTCGTGGCCGATACGACACAACTTCCAAGATGGGATAAAAGAGTGTTCCGACTCACCGCCACCGATGGCACACGATGGCTGATGGGCGACAATGCCCGGCCATGGGTGCAGACAGTGGCCACGACCGAGCATCCCGAGAGCGTGGGTTCACCGGTCAAGACAACCGTCAAGGCCACCTGGACAGGGCCACGCAAACCACCCGTTCTGAGGTAGGGTCTTTTTATATATAATAAGGTATGTCTAATTTCGAATAAACGATTTGCAGTAATGACATACCATCTCGACATTGACGACAACATTGGCACGTGGGGCATCTCTAAGTCCTACGTTCGCCAATCGTTGGCGGGCTACAAGGATAAGCCCGTGAACGTGCGCATATCATCCCTTGGCGGAGATGTGGCGCACGGACTTGACATCCGCCAGCAGTTTATCGACCACGGTCAGGTGACAGCCTATCTCTACGGCTGCGTGGCATCTTCAGCCACCATCATCGCTCTCGGCGCCAAAAAGGTTTGCATGTCCAAGTACGGCATGTTCCTCGTCCACAAAGTCAGCAACTGGGTGGATGAATGGGGCACGTACAACGCCGACCAAATCCAAGAGATCATCGAAAAACTCCGCCAGACCAAAGAGGACAACGATAAGTTTGACCTCGTCCTAGCCAACATCTATGCCGACAAGTGCAAGAAGAAGGTGGACGACATCCTTGATGTGCTCAAGGCGGGCAAGTGGATGACCGCACAAGAGGCGCTGGACTACGGGTTCATCGATGAGATTATCGAAGAAACGGATGAACCGAAGATGAACTATGCCGGCCTGACCAACAAAATCAGCCGTTTCGGCTATCCAGCCCTGCCGGAGAACCTGGTGGGCAATCAAAAAGAAAGTTTATTACATTCCATCTTAAATAAGGTACAGGATATTTTCGATGAAATGGGCAAAAATAGAACAGGTAAAGAGAATAATCAGGATAATCAAAATCAAATGAATATGACAGATAGAAAAGATTTCACGAGAGTGAATGCCATTCTTGGTTGTGAATCACTGGCCTTCAGCGAAGAGGGTACAGTCCTCAACGAGAAACAGATGCAGCAGATTGAGGCTGCTCATCAGAAGTTGGCCGAGGATAACGAGACACTGCGCAAGCAGATCGAAGAACTGACAGACCAGGTCAAGAACCTGCAGGCTTCAGCGGGCGCCGAAACAGGACAGGTGGACAATACCGACGATGACAAACGTGATGTCATTGCCGAAGCCCAGGCTTTATACAACGCAATCTAAGTTCAATCATAGTGCCATATTTTGTTATTAATTAATTAGTTATTAAAAATGAGTAAAGTAGTATTTACCGCTGAGGACCTTGCTAAAACCGCCGTCAAATACCGCAGTGTATTGCTGATGATGGCGGTCATTGGCCTGGAGCAGACCAAGCAGCACATGACTATCCGACCGGGCATCCGCTACAAAGAAGTGGTGGGCGAACTGACGGGTGGCATTGAACTGGGTCCGTACAGCGAGACGCGTACCGCTGATGAGGACGTGAACATCGTGAAGCGTGAGCTCGAGACCTTCTTTGGCTCCGTTGTCAAGCCGTTCTCTCCGAACAGTGTGTACCAGTCTCTGTGGGGCAGTTCCGTCACCAAGGGCGAGGCGTTGAAGAACACCGAGATGTCCAAGTTGATGCTGACCTTCTTGATGAAGAAGCTCTCCGAATCGCTGAACAACAGCATCTGGAGCGCTAAGCGCAATGAGAACGGCAACAAGACCGTTGACCTGTTCAATGGTTTCGATACGATCGCTGCCGCTGAAATCACTTCGGGCGGTTTGAGCGCCGATAAGAAGAACCTCTTTGAGTTCTCCGAGGCAATCGACAAGACGAATGCCGTTGACCTTCTCAAGACGTTCTACCGTACAGCGGACGACGTTCTTCGTGGCCAGAAGACCAAGCTCTTCATCTCTCGCGACATCTACGATGCCTATGTAGACGATTACCAGAGCACTGTGGGCGCCATCGCTTACAACAAGGAGTTCGACAAGACCTTCCTGGAGGGTTCCATGAACCTGTGTGAGCTGGTACCTCTGTCCAACAAGGCCGGTTCCAAGTATATCCAGCTGTCTCCGCAGGAGAACATGTTGATTGGTGTAGACCAGGAATCAGACCTCGAGAATATCACAGTCGAGAAGCATGCTGCATTCACGCTGCAGTTCATCGCAACGCTGTTCTTCGGCTGTCAGTATGAATCCATCAACAAGGAACGACTGTTGGTCGGTCAGTTGATCTAAAATTTTGAGAAATGGGTAAATGTAATGCATCATTGTATAATTCACTCTCTTGGTGTGAGGGCCAGACCGTGCTGCCCGGTATCAAACCGGCAGTGTACTTTATTCCGAAGAGGGATATCGTGAAATGGCCCTCTCTGCCAGGACTCGACAAGGCTAAGAGTATGGCTGAACTTGCCACTTACGAAGACAACTTCGAGTTGGCTGCAGACAAGACCTGGTTAACGCTGAAAGCCCTCTCCACCAAGTCCTCGGTGACCACCGAGACTCAGGGCGAATATCCTTCCGTGACATCGCTCAACAAGGTCTCGCTGAAGTATCCGGGCACCGACGAAGAGGCAGCAGGCTTCTGCCGACAGGCAATGGCCGACGACCTGGTATTCCTGGTTCAGCAGCGCAACGGCAAGTTCCGTGTCATCGGATCTGAACAGTTCGAGAGCACGACTAAGCCGTCTCAGGCTTTGGGCGAGGGTAATACCGGCGAGGCTGGAACCACCGTTGAGGTAGAGGCAACGGACGTTTGTCCGGCTCCTTTCTATCCGGGTGAGATTGTGACAGAAGACGGCACAATTTCCGGTTTAGACGGCAGCGAAGTCGAAACGAATGTAACTGAAAAGTAGTTTTTTTTCATAGTTTAAATTTAGTATTAGCGTATGTGTGGGGTGGCGTCGTGAGTCGCCGCCCCATTTTCATTTGAATAATATGGATACTCAATTAACAGATAAGATTAAAGCCTACCTCGACGCCAAGCCCGAGGATAGAGACGTCATTGCAGGCGCTAACCTGTTGCTGAAACTGAACCGCAACCGCATTCTCTTCAACAACGTCATCCGCCGACCGGATAAGTTTGCCGACAAGGTTGTCTATGAACTGAAGAAGTATTACCGTATCCGGCTGGCCAGCATGACCGTTGAAGATGTGGTACGCATGGACCACACCGTGGTACCTCAGGCTAAAGAGACCATCGAGGCTGGCGCTCCGGAGATCAGTACTGACGACGACGCCCCCACCGAGGGCACAGTGGCCCGCGGCAAGCGCGAAGATCATGACTCGTTACCCGAAGCGATTCAGGAGTTGTGGAAAGAGAACGGCGAACTCTACTTCAAAATCAAATCGCTCTTTGAACAACTCAAGACCATGGAAGACGCACCTTCCTGCGACCGGTATGAATACCTGGTGCAGCTCAAAGAGGCTGACATCCGATACCGCGAGAATATGCGACGTTATGACGAATACAAAGAGGGTGACGACATCGAGGAGAATGACCCTAAAGTGATTGCCAAGAAGATCTCGGCTGCCCGCAAGTATATCTCTGACAACAAGAAGAGACTGGCTGAGCTGCGCGAGAGTGATCCCGAGAAATACGCGACCTTGCTGGCCAAGGTGCAGCAGCGCATTGAGCAGTTGAAAGAACTGGGCGCCAATATCGAGCAGGCTCAGGCGGATGAACTGAACGAACTGGGCTTGACCGTATGAAAAAGTTAGTAGATGACATCATCCGTCCGATAGCCAAATACCCTCTGCAGGCGTATCTCGATAACCGAATCCAACTCTTTGATGTGATTGAGAAAATCCTCGAGGAGACGGGACCGGCCGACGTATACATTTCCACGTTCTCTACTTCCGAGGAATTTCTGAGGCGTATCTATCGACTGAAGAAGGAGGGGCGCATCTTGCATGCCACCATGCTGGCGGACCTGAAGGCTTCCCGCAAGACGGTGATTCTCTACTCCCTGATTGCTCATACATTCGATGAGTGTTACCTTGCCGAGAACCACAGCAAGGTGATACTCATCGAATCTTCCCGCTACCGCGTATCCATCTGCACTTCGCAGAACCAGACACGAGGCAATCGCAACAAGTCGGGCATGATCAGCACGGATGCCGTGGTCTATGATACGCTCTTGGAGCAATTTAAAAAGATTGTGAACGCTAAAGCAATTTTATTGGATGGACTTTTCAACGGAGCAGATCAGCAAGGTGGAAGAACTGGCTAAGTTCCTGACACCGATTTCAGAAATTGCCATCCTGATGGATGTGCCTCTCGACGACTTGCGCCTGGCGGTCCGTGACCGCAACAGCGCTGTCAGTCGGGCGTATTTCAGAGCGAAGGCTGAGACCTCGCTGGCTCTTCGCAAACAAGAGATTGAACTGGCCAATGTCGGTTCACCGCTGGCCGTGCAGCTCACGTCTGCATATATGGTGACCATGGATTCTGATGAGGACTTATAACAATGGCTATACCTGCAACAATCGACATATGTGAGAAGTATCTTTTTGCTGACGTCAGCGAAATGATGCAGGAGGGCGTGCCTGAAATTATCCAAAAGCGCCTGCTCCGGCTGCGTGACCTCTACAACTATTGGATGAATTTCCCCAGCAAGAAGGACATGGAAATGGCTGAAGAGGATATGCACCGGTATGGGATTGGCAAATCGGCCGCCTACGACGATGTGCGCATCCTGAAGAAACTCCTGGGCAACTTTGCGAAAACGACGAAAGGCTATCACCGGTACAAATTCACACTCATGATAGACGCTTCCTTCGAGATGGCCAAGCGCACAAAGGATGCCAAGGCCATGGCTTCGGCGGCTAATTTCTACGCCAAATATACACAGCTGGACAAAGAGGATGAAGTGGAACGCGGCTATGACCAGATTGTGGTGCAGCCCTTCGAGCCGACCGATGACCCGACCGTGCTGGGCTTGAAAGCGATACCGAATCTTCGAGAGAAAATTGCACGCAAAATCAAACAATACTGGAGCGAGGATGTGGACGAAGTTTCCTTTGAAGACGCTGAATTTAACGAGGATAAAATATTCAACGCCAGCACGATAAAGCCAAACAGTTAAACCTTTACTTTAATGAGACAATATTTTAATGATCCTCAACAAGAGGTGATGTTCACCGGAGCCAAAGACAACGTGATTGTGGGCGGGCGTGGCATCGGGAAAGGTCTGATTCAGGCGTCGTGGAATCTGCGCAACTTCCAGCGGATGCCCGGATCGTGTTCCGGCATCGTAGGCGTTAACGGCAAGCGCGTCCTTACCAATACCTTACCGTCCATGCTGGTCCATTGGGAGAACTGGGGCTACAAACGAGATGTACACTGGTGTATCGGCCGACGGCCACCGGAGTCCTGGGGTTGGGGGCGCCCTATCTTCGAACCGCAAAGCTACGACAACGTGCTCTCTTTCTATAACGGTTCCATCGGTTTCATCATATCGCAGGACCGTGCGGGTACCTCTAACTCCCAGTCCTACGACGCCATCACGGTGGACGAAGCCAAGTTCATCGACTTCGACCAGCTCAACAACGAGACACTGCAAGCCAACCGAGGCAACAAGATGCACTTCGGGCAGCACTACTTCCATCACGGCATGCTGATCACATCGGATATGCCGGTCACAAAGAAGGGTAGCTGGTTCATGAACTACAAGAACAAGTGCGACCCTGAACTCATCGAGACTATCCAAGGTATGGTACATGAATGTTGGCGACTGAAGAAGCGTATCCGCGAGGATATCGCCGCGGGCCAGCAACCGCCTGATTATCTCCGTTCTCATCTGCGCACGCTCAACCGAGACATGTGCCGGCTGCGCTCGGTGGCGCTGCTCTATCGGGAGTACTCTTCTATCTGGAATATGCAGGTATTAGGCGAGAAATGGGTGAACGACATGAAACGAGACCTGCCACCGCTCACCTTCATGACCTCCATCTTGTGCAAGCCCATCGGTATCGTCAAAGACGGTTTCTATTCCTCGCTGACCCCGGCGCATAAATACCATGCCGTGAACTATACATACCTGGATAGTTTGGAGTATCAGTTTGATCAACTGAAGACCCCGTCATCCCTCTCCGATGCCGACGTGGAAACGGATATGCCCATCTGCGTGGCCTTCGACGCCAACGCTAACATCAACTGGCTGGTGGCCGGTCAGCCACACGACCGAAAGCTCCGCGTGCTGAAGTCTTTCTTCGTGAAGTACGAGCGTAAGCTTCCCGAACTCGTTGACGACTTCTGCGAATACTATCGCCACCACAAGAACAAAACTGTGGTGTTCTACTACGATCATACCTTCCTGAATGGCAACTATGCGGTGAACGACCAGGATTTCGCCTGGGTCATCGAACACCAGTTCGTCAAGAACGGATGGAAGGTGAACCGAGTGTACATCGGTCAGACCATGAAGCCTATGGAACGATATCTGCTGATCAATCGGATGTTGACCGGACGAACGAACCTGCGCCCCGTCTTTAACGAGGCCAACAACGAGGACTTACTCATCTCCATCCAGACCGCTGGCGTGTACAATGGTGCCAAGGACAAGCGGGGAGAAAAACTGGCTGAGACCGAAGAGGACAAACTGGAGTCACGTACCGACGGGTCAGACGCCTTCGATACCTTGTGTGTAGGGTGCGAACGTTTCCCGAAGGTTGTCAGCAATACCTTCGTCACTTCTTCCTGGTGACAATACCTCGCTAGATTGGACCCGGTCCTGCGGGGTGTGGGCAGACGCAGCGCCACCAGGAGCAGCCCGGAGGCTCCCTCCGGTAACCTCTCCGACCTACCCCTGGTGACTGCTGTGCCTGCCCACACCAACATCGGTAGGGGCTAAAGCCCGATTCGTTTTTGCGTTCCTTCAACCACGCAGAGGTTTCGTGGCAAGCCACGAGCCATCCGGCGTTGGACAAACAATAGTTCAGACTGTATCCGCGGTACGGCCCACAAGCCCAAGCGGGGCGCAAGCGCCTGATCCGCTCGACCTTGTGACCCGTACCGCCCATGCGGATAGCATGCAACAAGATTTGGTCGCCTCATAAATAAGGTGAGCAAAACAGACAATACTTCAGCCAGCGGATGCGGTGAAGCCCACGAGAGCCACGGGGCGCAAGCGCCTGTTCCGCCGCTCTCGTGACCTTTACCGCCCATGCGGATGAGAGTGAACAATACTTCGCTATATTGGACCATGTCCTGCGGGTGTGGCCGAGCACCGCTTCCGGTTCCCGACGCCAGCAAGGAATTCGCCCTTCGGGCACCTTACTGACGTCGAAAACCAAAAGCCATGCTCTGCCACTTATAATAAGGTAGGTCCGGCTAAAGCCCGACCTCTATTGTCTATCGTGGCAAGCCACGACCGTGCGGTCTCCTGCTGACAATACTTTGCCATATTGGACCACGTCCTGCTGCGTACCGTGCGGCTGGTAGTGGTAATTACCTTCCATGCGCGCGGGCATTGCGTGTGACCGCCCGCCTGCCTCGGCGGTGAAGAGTGGGTGGCGCGGTACGTGGGGGGCAGGGCAGCAGGGTGCATATAGAGCGAAAAATTTAGACAAATTCAGTCGGTAAGCATAGGGCGGTGGGGGCTCGCTTCGCTCAGTTCCGCACGTAGTGCGGGGCCAGTCGTGTTTGAAGACCTGAATATCAATACAATAAGAATCCGAGGAGCGCACAGATGCCACAAAAGACCCTGTTACAGCCTATTTTCAGGGCGTAAATCGCTATATCTCTGCCGTTTCGATATCTATCTACTTTTAAAGATTTAAAGGGTCACAAAGGACTCTAAATAGCCCGCGTTATATG